CTAGAATATCAGCAACAGGTGGAGATTCTAATGTTGATTTAGATTTATTAGCAAAAGGTACTGGTCACTTAACAGTTAGAGGTAATAGTAATCCTGGTGTTATTCAATTAAACTGTGAACAAAATACCCACGGTCAACAAATAAAATCACAACCTCATTCAACAAATACAACTAACATTATGTTGTTACCACAAGGTGCTGACTCAACTTTAGTATCTTTAGTATCCGCAGATACTTTAACAAACAAAACTTTAACAGCACCTAAAATTGGAACTTCAATTTTAGATACTAACGGAAACGAATTATTACTTTTAACGGCTACAGGTTCAGCGGTTAATGAATTAACTTTAGCCAATGCTTCAACAGGTAATGGTCCTATTCTTTCAGCAACAGGTGAAACTAATGTTGATATAAATTTAAATCCCAAAGGAACAGGTGTACTTAAAAGTGCAACTGCTGCAGTTAAAATTGCAGGAACAGAAACTATGTGGGTTCCAGCTTCAGCAATGTATGGAGCGACAAATAACCCAGCAGACGCACAACAAGTTGAAACAACAGCAGGAAGACCTGATATGAAAGTATTAGATTTTGATGCAGGTACAGTAGAAAACGCACAATTTTCAGTTGCTTTTCCTAAATCATGGAATGAGGGAACAGTTACTTACCAATGTTTTTGGGCACCTAGTAATACAAACACAGGAAACTGTATATTTAGGTTTAGTGGTGTAGCAGTTGGTGATGGTGATACTATTGATGTTGCTTATGGAACACCAGTAGATGTTACAGATGCCGGTATAGGAACAGTTGAAGACCAACAAGTAACATCTGTAAGTAGTGCAGTAACAATCGCTGGTAGTCCTGCAGTTGACCAACAAACTTATTTTCAATTAGCAAGAAATGCTGATAGTGGTTCAGATACTTTTACTGGTGACGCAAGAGTTCTAGGTATCAAAATATTCTTTACTACTGATGCCGCTAACGACGCATAAGGAATTCAGATATGAGAGATTTAAAAAATAAACTTACTTCAGGTAAGAACACAAAAAATATACAAACCAGAAAAGGTAAATCATTTGGTTATCAAGTCTTAGGATTTGGTGCCGGTGGTGCTCCTGATTTATTTGTAGTTGCAAGCGGTGGTACAGTAACTACAAGTGGTGATTTTAAAATTCATACTTTTACAGGCCCAGGTACTTTTTGTGTGTCTTGTGCTGGTGGTGAAAGTGGTTCTAATTCAGTAGATTATTTAGTAGTAGCCGGTGGCGGTGGTGGATCCAAAGGTCAAGGATCTTCAGGTGGTGGTGGTGGAGCTGGAGGATATAGAGAATCTCCAGGAGCTGCTTCAGGATCTTATACGGTTTCCCCAAGAGGTGCTGCTCCGGCAGCAGCTATAGAAGTACCAGCACAAGGTTATCCAATCGTTATTGGTGCCGGAGGAGCTGGTGGTGGCCCTCAACCAGCCGGAGGTAATCCTGGCGCAGTTTCAAGTGCTTTAGGAATTTCTTCAGCAGGCGGTGGTGGTTCAGGTGGAACTGCACCTACTCCTGGCAAACCAGGTGGTTCAGGTGGCGGTGGTGGTAGAGATGCCAATGCTGCGGGAGGAACAGGTAATACACCTCCAGTTAATCCAGCTCAAGGAAGTAATGGCGGCGCATCAGGTGGTTCTCCACCTAATGCTGGAGCAGGCGGAGGCGGTGGTGCAATTCAAGTAGGAGAACAAGGAAGTCCCCCAGGACCACCTTCAAATGAAAACGGTGGAGACGGTGGAGATGGCGGAGTAAGTTCAATTAATGCAACACCAACAGCTAGAGGTGGTGGCGGAGGTGGAATGTCTCATTACACACCTAATACACCAGGAGCAGGTGGAGCAGGTGGTGGTGGAACAGGTGGTAAAGAACAAACAGGAACTCCGGGTACTGTAGGAGCAGTTAACACTGGTGGTGGAGCAGGTGGTGGTGGACCTACTGGCGTTGCTGGTGGTTCGGGTATAGTAATTATAAGGTACAAATTTCAATAGGAAAATAATATGGCACATTTTGCAAAAGTCTCAGATGATGGAACAGTACTTTCAGTACTGACACTTAATAATACAGATATGCTTGATGCTAATGGTGTTGAGGATGAATCAATAGGAAAACAATATTTACAAACTCATCACAACTGGCCAGCAGAAATGTGGGTTCAAACGTCATACAATACTTATGCAAATATTCATAAAAATGGAGAAACTCCTTTGAGAGGAAACTACGCAGGAATGGGAGGTACTTGGGATCACGAAAATGAAATTTTTTGGCATAAAAAACCCCATGAATCTTGGGTAAAACATTTAGCAACTGCTTCTTGGAAATCACCAATCGGTGATGCTCCAGAATTAACAGAAGAACAAAAAGCAAATGGTCTTATACATTATTACATTTGGAATGAACCCAATCAATCTTGGGATTTTACAACTTATTAATACTTGACACTTAAAGACAGGTATACTATTTTCATTATTAGGTATGGAAAAGAAAGTTTTAACTCCTTTTATTAGTAAAAATGTTCTAACAGAACAAGCTTTATATTTTGGTGATGTTTCTATGCCTCCGGGTTTTGAGATAGATCAAACAAAATTAACTAATGATATTTTACAATCTATTCTTAAAAATATAAAATTTCCGTTTTCAAGACCCTGGGATATGTTATCTAGTTATGTAACAGAACATATTAACGTTAAACATAATCTTAATTTAGTTAGTAAAGAAACATGGGGAACAATTTATAAACCTAATGAAATTTCAATACCCTTACTTAATATTGATCCAGTAGATTTAACAAACTCTCCGGATTTTACTTTGTTGTATGGTGTTAATGTTAAAGAATGTATTGTACGAATACACTATGATGACAACAGAAGAAAAGGTAGAAGTTGGGATATACCCTTAAAAGACAATATGTTTGTTTTGTTTCCATCTACTAATATGTATTACATATCTAACAATCAAAAAAATTCTTTAAACTTTATACAAACAATTACATATGAATATATCTAATTATTATTGGTATTTTAAATCCGCACTAACTCCTAAGTTCTGTGATGATGTTATTAAACATGGGTTATCTAAAACTCAAGGCTTAGCTAGAACTGGGGGTTATGATAAGAAAAAATTAACTAAAGATGAAATTAATTACATAAAAATAAAAAGAAATTCAGACGTTACTTGGATGGATGATGCTTGGGTTTATAAAGAAATACAACCCTATATACACACAGCAAATAAAAATGCAGGTTGGAATTTTCAATGGGATAGATCTGAAACATGTCAATTTACAAAATATAAACATGGACAGTATTACGATTGGCACTGTGATAGTTGGGATGAACCTTACAATACACCTAATACAGAAAATCATGGTAAGATTAGAAAACTGTCTGTTACTTGTCAGCTAACCGATGGCTCCGAGTATGAAGGTGGGGAACTAGAGTTTGACTTTAGAAACTATGAGCCACATATGAGAGATGAAAGTAAACATTTAAGAAAAGCAAAAGAGATTTTACCTAAAGGATCTATTATTGTATTTCCTTCATTTGTTTGGCATAGAGTTAAACCGGTTACAGAAGGAACCAGATATTCACTAGTTCTTTGGAATATAGGACACCCATTTAAATGAAAATTTTAATAGTAGGTGGTGGAAGTGCTGGTTGGATGACAGCTGCTACATTGTCAAAAATTTTACCAGACGCAAAATTAACTTTAATAGAGTCACCCGACATACCTATAATAGGTGTTGGTGAAAGTACAATAGAGTCCGTTTATGAATGGGCAAAATTTATAGGAATAGATGTTTATGATTTTTTAAAACACACGGATGGAACTTGTAAGCTTAGTATAAAATTTACAGACTTTTATAAAAAAGGTGAGTCTTTTCATTATCCTTTCGGAAAAATAGATATAAGTAAAAATTTATTTGAAAATAATGATTGGTGGTATAAGAAATTTGTTTATCCTAAAACCCCAAACTCAGATTACGCAGAATGTACTCTTCCTAAACAGATGGCCTATGTTAATAAAAATAAATTTAATATAAATCAAGACTATGCTTATCATTTTGATGCTACAAAATTAGGCATCTGGTTAAGAGAAAATAAATGTAAAAATGTTAAACATATTAAAGAACATATTAATACTGTAGAACAAGATGAAGATGGTATAGTTTCTTTAAACGGTAAACACAAAGCTGATTTATATATAGACTGCACAGGTTTTAGATCATTGCTTTTAGGAAAAGCTTTAAAAGAACCTTTTGAATCTTACGAAGACATCCTTCCAAATAATTCTGCGTGGGCTACACGAGTTCCCTACACTGATAAGAAAAAACAAATTGTTACTTATACAAATTGCACTGCTATTGAAAATGGTTGGGTGTGGAGAGTTCCTTTGTGGAGTAGACTTGGTACAGGTTATGTATACTCAGATAAATTTGTTTCTGATAAAGATGCATTAAAAGAATTTAAAAATCATTTAAAAAATAAAGAAAAAATATCTAATGTAGATAAACTACAATATAGAAATATTAAAACAAAAGTAGGTATACACAAAAGAGTTTGGGTAAAAAATGTTGTAGCTATAGGTCTGTCTGCTGGTTTTATTGAACCTTTAGAGGGTAATGGTTTATATGCAATTCATGAATTTCTAAGAAGTTTTGCAAGGAATATATGTAGGGGAAAAGTTTCACAATGGGATAGAGATAATTTTAATTATATGTGTAAAATGGATTTTAGAGCTTTTGCAGAATTTGTTGCATTGCATTATACCTTATCACATAGAGATGACACACCCTATTGGAAAGCTAATTTTAATAAAACCTGGAGTGAAAAATTATTAACTTTAGAAACCGAACATGTAAATGGAATTAAAAGAACAGTTGAATATAGAAGAGTTGATAATATTTTTCCGTTTGAAGGAGGTTTTCATTTTATTGCAGCAGGCATGAACTACTCCCCTACTGATAAAAATTATATCGATTGGCTTAGTAAAGGTAAATATCAAGAATTAAAGAAAAGGTGGCTTCCTTATATTGATAATATGAATAAAAGAAAAGCTCAAGCAATAAAAGATGTAGAGAAAGAACCCACTATTTATGAGTGGTTAGATAAAAATATATACAAAACAAAAAGGAATAAAAAATAATGATTTTAAATGAATACTTTAAAACACCTATATGGTCTGAGCATAAACCGGATTATGTAAAGTCTTTAACAAAAGCTTCCAACAAGTATATTAACAAAGCCAAATCTTTAGTAAAAGATCGTATTAAAGAATATGGTGATTTTGGGACTTCGTATCATTCAACTCCTTTAACGTTAGATAATAATTTTTTAGATTTTAGAAACTATATAGGCGAAAAGTCTTGGGAATATTTAGATCATCAAGGTTATGATATGTCACAATACACAACTATATTTAGTGAAATGTGGGTACAAGAGTTTAGTAAGAAAGGTGGTTACCACTCTGCTCACGTTCATGGTAATCAACATGTGTCTGGATTTTATTTTTTAAAATGCAGTGATAAAACATCATACCCAGTTTTTCATGATCCAAGAACCGGGGCAAGGACGACCCGTTTAAAAATGAAACCAGAAATAAGAGAAATAACAAACAGCACAGACCTTGTTCATTATATACCTCAACCAGGATCATTGCTTATTTTTCCAGGGTACCTGGAACATGAATTTGTTATGGATCACGGAATAGATCCTTTTAGGTTTATCCATTGGAATATAACAGCAATACCAAAAGGTATGGTAAAAGATAGTTAACTATGAGTTTTAAAAAAAATAAATACACGGTTATTAAACAAGCCATCAATAAAGATTTAGCTTTATTTTTATACAATTATTTTATAATGAAAAGACAAGTGGCTAAAACTTGTTTTGATTCTAGATTTATATCTCCATTTGAAAACATGTTAGGTACCTGGGATGATGATCAAATTCCAAATACTTATTCTCATTATAGTGATGTAGCTATGGAAACTTTAATGTTAAAATGTCAACCTATTATGGAAAAGACTACCGGATTAAAACTATACCCAGCTTATACTTATGCAAGAATATATAAAAAAGGCGATACCCTTGAAAGACACAAGGATAGGTTTAGTTGTGAAATATCTACCACTATGAATTTAGGGGGTGATGATTGGTCTATATATCTTGAGCCGTCTGGAAAAGAAGATATGAAAGGTATTAAAATAGATTTAAAACCAGGTGATATGTTAGTTTATTCTGGTTGTGATTTAGAGCACTGGAGAGAAAAATTTAAAGGTACCAACTGTGCTCAAGTATTTCTTCACTATAATAATAGAAAAACTCCAGGGTCTAAAAATAATATGTTTGACAAACGTCCTCATTTAGGACTACCCAACTGGTTTAAACGATGATATAAACCCTATGATGAAGGCAGTAATCCACCATACCTACTGCCTTCTTTATAAGGATTTTATATGTTACAAAAATTAGGGTTTTTACCAGGATTCAATAAACAAGTTACATCTACAGGAGCCGAGTCTCAATGGACGGGAGGTGAGAATGTACGTTTTAGATATGGTACACCTGAAAAGATAGGTGGTTGGAGTCAATTAGGTGATAGTAAATTAACAGGTGCTGCACGAGGTTTACATCACATGGTTAATAGAGAAGGTATTAAATATGCTGTTATTGGAACCAATAGAATTTTATACGCATACTCAGGAGAAGTGTACTACGACATACATCCTTTAGTTAATCCATTAGGCACAGCTATTACAAACGCATTTAGTACAACTAATGGTCAACCAACTGTTACTATTACATTTTCAACAACAACTACTTTTCAAGCAGGAGACATTATTTTATTTGGAGATGCCTCAACTTTTTCTGCGATAACTAATTCTAATTTTGGTGTAGCAGATTTTGCAGATAAAAAATTTATGGTAACAAGTGTGCCTAGTAACAATTCAATTACTATTACAATGCCTGGTAATGAAAGTGGATCTGGTGCTACAACTT